ATATCCACTCATTTTGTAACTTGTTTAAAGTTTGGGGAACTTGGGGATTATCCATTGCAATTCTTTTCATTGTATGGTAGGAGTTCCAATACATATCGGGGTGCTCTTCTTCCATTGCATCAAAATCTGCTTTCTTTGCTAAAGCAATTGCGGACTTGTATCGGGCTGCTTTTGCTTTGCCACCAGAAGAACCACCAAGATGGTCAACCATCACCCAAGCACTTGAATCAGGACATTCAACATAATTCCCATCTTTCATACAATAATCTCTGGCTTGTTTACTATTTCCTCTCATAGGTTCGAGGTGGGCTCTAGGAAGTAGTTTCTTCATTTGGGTTCCAAGCTTCCTTGTTTCCATTTGAACAAATCCTTGATAGTGGGGAGTCCCATCCTCTCCGATTTCACCACCTACTATACAGTAGGTGTAACCTTTGAGAAGATTCAAGTCAGCCCAGTCATCGGCAGGGTTGTTGATAGTGAAACACCAGTTTTTGCTCTTCGAGTTCATACTTACCCTTAGGTATTGACTTTAAGTCTTAGTGCTATACCAGACACGTAGTGATATATAGTACATGTCCACTTTTTATAAGGGTACCCAGCCTCGTGGAAAAAACTATTGTGGGTGCGGAAAAACTAGCGGAATAAATTTTTTTTGACATAATTGGTACTTGGGTACCAGGAACACCACGATTTTCCGTTTTCCCGTCACGCTCCCTCGTGCGCACACCCCACAAACCCCCTCCACAGGCTCGGGGTTCATGGGGTTACATTACTCCGTCCCGCTCCGTATTTCTCCATTGGGAACAGCATGGAATCGCTCGTGAGCTCGTGTCCTCTGCACACTCGCCCTCTCAGATTCCGGTTTCCATAACCCTAACACTAGGCGGGGGCGCGCCAAGGCGCGCCGCGGCACCTCTGTGGTGGTGGCACCGGGGCCCCCCCCCCGGTGCCACCACCACAGGGTGAACTGTCCTACGGGACACGCTATGCTAGCTTAGTAGAGCCGCCCAAAGTTGGACGGCTAGACGGGGTAGGCTAAAGGTAATACTGTAACTTTAGCCTACCCCGTCCATTTTTTTTATAAGTCTTTTTGTAACACACAATACCATAATATCAAGTACCTCTTTTAACACACCTCTTTTTTAAACGCCGTAGCGGAGGAGTTTCAGTATCCTCACGTCATCCTCAACCGCCTCCACAGGCTTAATGTGGGCTTCTTCGAGTCATACTTCATTGGGGAACGATCCGACGATACTGACCTGCGCTCAAACGCCCCAACATTGGTTTGAGCTCCGACACTGAGTTGCACGGCCTTGAGGGCCGTGCAACTGACCTACGCTCAAACCAATGTTGGGGGTTTGAGCTTGGTCGACCCACGGGCAGGATAACACACTTTAATCAAACAGTTTACTGATTTCATCGCTTAGACAATTGTTCCTTTCTCTTGCGCTCATTGACAAGAAAACGTTGACATTCCAGGGAGAACAATGCTCTTCCAGAAGCAGCAATCCATTGGCGGGCCTCATCACGAATGGCTTCTTCCCAAGCAGCGAGTTCTTCACTGTTGTCTTCTTCCACCATACTTTGTTCTGATGCAGTATCACCTTCCAGATCTTCTTGACTGTGCGTGGGCGTTTTGTTGATATCGCGAAACGGCCGTTTGCGAGTCTTGGCTGAGTTGCTGGTGTCCATTTTGCCAGTTTGGGGGAATGTGATTTTTTGGATTCGTGCCTTCTCGCGAAACTCACTCATGGTTCTGACGAATCACGTGATTTTCATTCTTCACAGGAACTGAAACGGTCAACATGATGATCCGGAAACAGACTCCTCAACAAAGGAACAGTGTCTTATACCGTAAACAGTATGCCGCAAAGGTGCAAACAAACTTGACACGACCGTACAAAAGACCAAGATACACCACTCCTGCGGCTAGGTTCAGCCAAATCCCAAGAGCAATGCCTGAAATCAAATGTGTTGACTTACCAGAAACAACACTGACACTGAACGCATCTGGTGCTATTGGTGCAATCAACTTGATCCGAGCTGGTTCTTCCTACTTCAACCGAATTGGCCGAAAGATCAACATGAAAAGTGTTAGATGCAACTTCTACCTGGCACCGATCAGAGCTGTTACTGTGATTGACTACGTCCGAATCATGTTAGTTTACGACAAACAAGCAAATGGTGCTTTACCATCGATTACGGATATTCTCCAATCCACTGATCAGGCTGGAACTAACACAACTACAAACATGTCGAATGCAAACTTGAATAACAGGGATCGATTTAAAATCCTCCGAGATCAAAGAATTACTTTGGCTGCTGTTGCTGCTGGTCCTCCACTCCAACCAACAAACATGTTTGATCAAGTTAGTCCTAACACAAACATTGAATGGTTTGTTAAATTAGGAGGAATGGAAACCCAATTTCGTGCCGATTCTGCTCCTGCAGTTATTGGAGATATTGCTACTGGTGCTCTTCTGCTTGTTACTCTAGGTGACTTTGCCCTTGGGGTTGAAGGCTATGAAATGAGAGTTGAAAGCCGATTACGTTACTGGGACGTATAAAAAATAAATTTTATTTAATCTATTGTGATAATATTATCTTCTTCCCACGTTATTTCGTCTTCTGAGAACTCTGGTTGTTTCCTGTTGCATTTGGCGGTGGACTCGGCTTCGCCTCGTCGTGCTTGCTCAGTTGTTTTAGCTAGGTCAAATGCTTCGAAGTGGGTAAAGGGCTTAACCAAGTGGGTCACTTTAAACCTTCTTTTAATAGCGGAGCATAGGGACTCATCGTGCCCGAACAATTCTTCTATCGAATAATTGCTTGTCACTATGATTTTTTCAGGTCTGATAACCATGCCATCACCTTTTGTTTCTGCTGGGAACGGATAGTGGTCACACCAAGTCTTTAGGAAATCACCAATCCAAGTTGCATCAGTCTTTGATAAATCATCATACAACACAACTTTTTCACCTTTGTATCCAAGCCACCACTTGTTATGCAACTTGATGTACACTCCTGGATTTTCGGTCCTTGCTTTGTATGACTTTCCAACACCAGGAACTCCATATATCCACTCATTTTGTAACTTGTTTAAAGTTTGGGGAACTTGGGGATTATCCATTGCAATTCTTTTCATTGTATGGTAGGAGTTCCAATACATATCGGGGTGCTCTTCTTCCATTGCATC